AATGGATCAACAGGTTGTTGGATCGGTTGTATCCCTACAGGTGCTGGAACGCCTGGTATAGCGAACGCATCTGGTTCCTGTATGTTCAGAGATGGGTTATTAGTTACTTGTTGAACTGATGCTCCACCCGAGAATGCTAGTTTCTGGGCAGCAATCTTCTGAGATGATTCCATGATTGAGTAGCCGTTAGGTCGTCGCGTAGTCATCTCAGTCATCTTCAGAAAGGATAGACCTTCATCTAAGGTCTGGAAGTAGGCTTGTAAGCCTGCAATCGTGTACATTTAGTACTCCTTTGTTTAATTAATTAAAACATTTATCAAATAACTCTATAAAAATCATTTATAACGTAAATCTCATTTACGAAAACCTCTTTAGAGGTCGTACCCTCTGTTATAACACCCCATTTCATTTTGTAAAATATTTCTTGACAACACATGGTCAAATGGTGTAGGTTTGTCACCCCCCCTTATTAAATAATAGAGCGCTTATAGATATTATATATATAGGGGTAAATAATAGGGTTAATAATGGCTAATAGAATAAGTTGGATAGATGCTATACCGGAGGATGCTCGAGAGGAGTTAATCCATGACTTGTCTAATAACAAGCAATCTGATTTAGTGCCATTACAAATCAACGATAATGTATATTGGATTCCAATGGAAGTGAATATGTTAATCACAGCATTAGAGGGGCAAGAGGTGCAGGAGTTAGACCCTCTTCAGAGTTAGGTGGAATACCAGAAAATAAAAGGCAAGCGTCATTACATATATGATGATATAGATGAGTTCTATGATGACCATCCTAATGAAGTTCTTATAGAGAATTGGCGTGATGGTAAACAGGATGACTGGGTGTGGAGTGATGATAAGAGGATTGTGCAGTTATTAAAGGTCAGTACGATAAAGCATCCTCAAGACAGGAAGAATTACAAATGGTCTAAAGGGTGGTTAAGAACTATTGTAGGTACGTTTCTTATCAGGGACAATACAGTTATGGATACTGATTTTGATAAGCATCCTAACAGATACACATTCAGCACTAAAATCAAGCACACATCGGCTAGGGTAAAAGAGCGTGAGAACTTAACTAAAAATGAGCGTATATTCTCCGTGAACGTAGCAGGTGGTATGGGGGCGGTTAAGTCTTATATGGAGGCTTATGAAGAAACCAACCCTGATAAGGCTAGGAAGAAAGCTATTGTATTATTAAAGCAGGAAAGAATTATGCAAGAAGTAGAAAGAAGCGTACTCGAAGTTTCTAAGACATTAGGTCTTGACCACGAGTATGTATTACGAAAGCTAAAATTATTAGCAGACCATAGTGAAGATGATAATATCATTTTACAGTCAACCAAGGAGATAGGTAAGATTATAGGAACGACTGGAGTTACGGTCAAACAAAAGGAAGTTGGCGTATTTGGGGTTTTTCAGGGATTTAGTCCTGAGCAGCTCGAAAATATAGAAAGGCAAAAACTAGGAGATGGAAATACAAATAGACAAATTGACGTTGGGTCAGACGATTGAAGCTTTGAAAAAGACTTCTGAGGGTTTAACGCAGCTAGAAGTAGAGTTCCCGGATAATTATATTATCAGGAAGATTATGACAATGAAACATCTTGTTGACCATCTCGATGCAAACGAATTAGTAATTGATGAAGCAGATTATTATAAAAATTAACGTGCCGTATGCTTTAAGCACTACGACCGTTTCATACAAATATATGGTGTTTTACAAAAAATGATACCAACAAAAAGGAAGATGAAAAGAAAAGAGTTAATAGATAGGGTACAAACTTTAGAATATGTGCTATCTAATGTAATTAATAATGCTAGAAATTTAGAATTAATTATAGATTATTATGTTGAGATGAAAGGTGATGTTAAGAAATTTGAAAAGTTTTTAGACAAGAAACAAGAAGATGCAAACAGCACCAAATCTGAATCTAAATAATGTAACTGAAGCTGAAGAAGTATTTCAACTAGCAAGTAAAGATTTAATAGCTTTTGGAAAACTGTTCTTACCTGATGACTTCATGCGGAGTGAAACGCCCCCTTTTCACTATGAAGTAGCAGACAACATAGATGACCCTAAAGTAAAGCAACTCGCTATAATCCTCCCTCGAGGTCATGGGAAGACAGTTTTAACCAAGGCTTCAATACTAAAAGATTTCTTATTCTGTCCTAAAGATGATATGCTTTTCTATGCGTGGGTATCAGCTACTCAGAAGTTATCAGTAGGTAATATGGATTATATAAAACATCACCTTGAATTTAATGATAAAATAAAGTATTATTTTGGGATGACAAAAGGGAACAAGTGGACAGAGGAAGATATTGAATTAAATAATGGGTGTAAATTAATTAGTAAATCAAATGTTGCTGGTATTCGTGGAGGAGCTAAGCTTCATAAGAGATATGACCTGATAATACTTGATGACTTTGAGCATGAAGCAAATACAATCACAAGAGATGCCAGAGACAAGAACGCTAATCTTGTCACCGCTGTTGTTTATCCAGCCCTTGAGCCTCATACTGGTCGGTTGCGTGTTAATGGTACTCCCGTACATCATGACTCTTTTATTAATAATTTACTTATTAATTACAATAGGGCTAAGAAGGCTGAATCTGATTTTGCATGGAAAATAATAACATATAAAGCAATTACTAAAAATGGAGATTCGTTATGGTCAAGTTTCTTTCCGAAGACAAAACTAGAAGAAAAGAAGAAATTTTATTCAGATTCTGGAAAGCCTCAAAAGTTTTTTCAAGAATATATGATGGAGGTACAAAGCCTTGAAGACTCATTATGGACCAGAGAGCATATTAAGTATTGGGAAGGACGCTATGACTACGATAGTGAAGAAAGCCAGAATTATTTGGTCGTTAATGGAGAAAGATTTCCTGTTAATACCTTTATTGGTTGCGACCCTGCCACCGATATTGATACTAAGGAGTCTGATTTTTCTGTTATCATGGCTATTGCGATTGATTCAGAAAATAATTTATATGCTTTAGAATATGAAAGGCATAGAAGTATTCCAACTGTAGGTCAGAAATCTGCAGATGGTGAAGTGATAGGAAGGAAGGGTGTAGTTGATTATATAATGGATATGCACCAGAAATATCATTGTGTATCAAGTACAGTAGAAGACGTAGCTATGAATAGAAGTGTTTTTCAAGCACTAAATTCAGAAAGAAGGCGTCTAAATAAGTTCAATATCGCTGTTATTCCTGAAAAACCAGGAGGAAGACAGAAGATAAATCGAATATATAGTGGTCTTTCGGGTAGATTTAGTACAGGGACGGTACATTTAAGAGAAAATATGTTTGATTTAATCAACGAAATTGTTACATTTGGACCTAGAATGGCTCATGATGATACCATAGAGACTCTTTACTACGCACAAAGGCACTCGTTCCCTCCCGATTTAAGGAAGAATGAAAGAGATTTGTCGTGGTACAAACCTAAAAAGAAGGCGAAGAATTGGATAGTAGCATAATAATAATAGGAGAAATAAAATGAGCGTGTTATCAAAACGTAGAGAAAAACGCAAAAAACAAGACAAGTGGGTTTTAGGTGAAAAGTTGACTAAGGCTGGCAGAGCGAGAGGCCGTCGTAGGAAGACAATGAAAAAAGTTGAAAAAGTTTTAAAAACAGGTGGAAAAGTTACAACTCAAAGACCTGATATGAAATCTAAAGCAGCATATAAAATGGGAGCTGAACATAAAAAAGCTCTTGGTAAAAAACAAAAAATCCGTAAAGGTGCAAAAGAAGTACTTATTACAAAAGGTGGAGCTTATGCAAAGTACGGAAAAAAATCAAAAGCTGCAGGTTCTTTTAGAGCTGCCCGTAAAAAAGGCTGTGGTAGCGGTGAAGGCGGTACTTTTTCTTGGGATGGTCGTAGTTACAGTTGCAAAGTCGCTAAACCAACTAAGAAACAACAAGCTGTTCGTAAAGCAAAGGCTTTACCAGGTGGAATGAAAGACCCTCGCGGTCCATCTTAATTATTATTAAATAATAAATAGAGACTTATATGATTAGCATTAATCAAATGCGGTCTTTGATTGAGAGTACTTGTTCAAAATTAGGAGATAAGTACTCAAGTCCTGAGGCCGTTGAATTGGTTTTGGCAACTGGAATTGTAGAAAGCCGATATGAATACATTAGACAAATGGGAGACGGGCCTGCTCGCTCGTTCTGGCAAGTAGAGCCAGCTTCCGCTGTAGATAACCTAGCTCATTATTTAGTTCACAGAAGTAGTCTTATGCAAAAATGCGCAGAAGCTAGTTTTGTTGATTTAAAACATTGGCAGAATTATGATGAACAAGTATGGGCTAATATATTAGAAAAGAATATAGCAGCTGGTATTATTCATTGTAGAATAAAGTATTGGAGAGTTCCTAAGAGGATGCCAAATACATTGGAAGGTCAAGCTGATTACTGGAAAAAGTATTACAATACAGAAGGCGGGGCTGGAGACCCAGAACATTTTGTTGAATCAGTTAAAAAGTATTTAAGATAATGCCTAGTTTATATCAAATGTTAAGTGGAGGGATGACAGCTGAAGAGCATAGAGAAAAATCTATGTTAAGTGTTGCTAAAAAAAGAGCTGATGCTAAAACAATGCCAAAACCTGAATTAGATATTCATGGTGGTTTAGATTTATTAGGAATGACTCCAGGGGTTGGAGCTCCAGCTGATTTACTTAATGCTGCTTTATATGCATCTAAAGGTGATAAATCTTCATCTTTACTTGCGTTGTCTCAAGCTGTCCCTTTAATGGGTTTATTTACTGGTGCTAAAAAATTAATTAAACCAGCGGCTCAAATTAAAAAAGCTACTGATAATACAACAACAATTAAAGGTTTTATACAGAATATAAAATATTATATAGAAGATAATCCTGGTGTAATAACTTTGAAAGAAGTAAAAAAAGATATATTAAATTTTGTTAAAAAAATTGACTCTGTTGACTCTGAAACTTTTTTTAATGAATTAAAAGATTATAGTAAAGAAAAATTTAATGGTCTTGTAACTGTTCCTAAGACTAGTTTTTCTAAAAAAGGTAAATGGACAGGAGAACCCGTAAAAGAAACACAGACTATACAAGAAAGAGCAAGAGAGCAAGAATTTCAAAGAATAAGAGCTCAAGAAATGCCGCCTAAAAAAACAGACCAAAGACAAGCAACTTTTGCTGCGACTAAAAGGAGCGAATTAAGATAATTATGGCTAGAATGACAAATAAAAAACGAGCTGAAACAAATAAACAACTTTGGGATAAAGCAAATTCATCTCATAGACAAAGGTGGCAGGTATTAAGTCAAAAAGGATATGACTTTTATTTAAACGAGCAACTTACTAAAGAAGAGACTGACTCTCTTAATGAAGCTGGAATGCCTACATTTACTATTAATAGGGTAACTCCTATTATAGAGATTATGAAGTACTTTGTTACAGCTAATAATCCTAGATGGAAAGCTGTAGGTGCAACTGGAGATGATGTAGATGTTGCTCAAGTACACTCTGATATTGCAGATTACTGTTGGTATCATTCAAATGGTAAATCAATATATAGTCAGGTTGTTCTTGATAGCCTTACTAAAGGTATTGGCTATTTT